GCAATGGAAAACTAGTCTCTATAGTTTTGGTTGGCCAGTAGGTACAGGTTTGTGTTATGGCTAATGATAATTTAATAACCAGAACAGCACGCATTCTAAAAATTATTGAGCAGATAAGAGACAACCCAGGAACATGGAGCAGAAAACGGTTGGCAGAGACTCATGGTGTTTCTGAGCGCATGATCACAAAAGATATCGAATTAATACGATATGGCCTGGGTTACTCAGTTTCATCGAGATACCCAGGCTATCAAATCAAAAAGAATTAAATTATTTTGTCTTCGGGCGGGCGGCTTTACTTTTCGAAACCTTTTCAATGTCATCCAGGCGGATCAATGTTACCTGTGGGCTTGGTTTGTATGCCGGTAGCTTTCCGCGTTTGATCATCCAGCGGATCCCAGATGGAGTCATGCCAAGCCTGTGGGCTGCCTGCGCGGTGGTGAAGTAAACGCGTTCGCGCTCGACCGATTCAGTGATCTCTTTCAGCCAGTCCATCGAGTTAGAATCAAGAAAAAAAGAAACTTCATCTTTGGCTTCCGGATCGCTTTCCCAGCGTTCATCAACGATTTCAACGTCTGAAAAGTAATTTTCGATTTCATATTTTATGCGGGCATCATACGTGCTCAGAATTTTTTCGATATTGGCTTCTGACATCATCATCGCCTATGTCATCCCAGGACGTCTCTCCTAAATAGACTTTTCGCTTTTCCATTGTTTTTTCCTTTCTTTGTTTTCTCTCATCAGACCGACCCGTTTTGTCGGTTACCAGGTCGCCCTGGTTTCGAGTTCGGTTAAATTTTATGCAAGCCAATTTTTGGGTGATTCGCCCTCTCCGTCTGGATTGAAGTATCCAATTGTTTGGCCGTCATCTTCAATCGCACAAGTGATGCAGCAATGTTCGGGATATTTATTGTATGGGTGTGATGTTTTCAGGTGTTCTATCCAACGGATTGCGCTTTCTTCGCTTCTGCAACTTGGCGTGCCACCTGCTATGTTTTCGTCTATCTTTGCGGTTACTCTAAATTTTTTCATTTCATCCTCCGTTTGTTATCTGTTATGTATATATGATAACACGCTTGCGTGACAAAGTCAAGAGGGTTTGTAAACTCATTACAAACTCTAATGTAATGTTCTAAGTATGTTCTATAATGAAAAACTATTTGGAATTAAAAATTTTTGACGTATAATTAGGGTGTAGAGCGGCATTTGACCGCCTATTTTCCTTTGAATTTAGAACACACTTGAACGGCTATTGACCGTCGCGATTCTTTCAGCGGCGGTCTTTTTTTGTTAATTCCTTGGAGGTGATATGCAGAACGAATTAGGGCAAATACTGGGAACGTTAGCAGTGATCGGCGCACTGGCTTTCTTGGTGGAGACACTGGTCGAGGCGACAATTGGTCGATTGATGGATCAGATCGCGGCACTGCAGCCGTATAAATGGACGCTGATCTATTTTGCGATTGCGGCTGGTATCGGCGGCGCTTTCGTGTACCAGTTCGATCTGGTTTACTTGCTGGCACAGTTCGTGGGTTCGCCGGTGACTCATAATGGCTTTGGTACGACGATTACTGGCATATCGATCGGGATGGGAGCGGGGTACATCCACCAGTTCATCAGCAAGTTCTTCCCCACGGATGGGATTAAGGGCTGATGGAAGAGATACTGGCTAGCATCGCGGCACAGTGGCCAATGGCAGTTTTAATTTTTGTGGTGGTGGTCTGGATGATTTCGCATGAAGATAAGAAGGACAAGGACGCAGAAGAACGCAGGGAAAAAGAACGCCTGTTTCAGATGAATGAGGCAGAAAAGCAGCGCGTATGGAATGAGGAACAAGGTATAAAACGTGACAAATTTCAGCGCGATTTAACTGAGCAGACGCACCAGTTCATTGCTGTCCTGCAGAGGGATCAGGCAAAGAGTATTGACCTATTGAATCAATCGATTGGCCTGGTGGCCAGTAAAACCGATCTGGTCCTGGAGCGCATCAACATGCATCACAGCTTTGCGGAAGCATCCATCAAAAAGATCAGCAAAGCGGCTAATGGCACAACTATCACTCGACGCACAAAAAAGGATCTGGAATGATCAGAGGCAAAGGTTTTTATATCTGGAAGCTTGGGGATCCGGATGTTCCCTTGTCAATCTTGTTGGCGCAAACGGCTAAAGAATATAATTTTTCGCATCTGCTGATCAAGATCGCGGATGGCAGCAGTAGTTATAATGCCGCCGGCGACATCCAGGTTGTGGAAGCCTGTCACAATCAGGGTATTGAGGTGTGGGGCTGGCAATACGTCTATGGCCGCTATCCGCTGCATGAAGCCATCATGGCCAAGAAACGGATTGAGGAGCTCGGCTTGGATGGATTTGTGATTGATGCCGAGAGTGAGTACAAGACCAGCGGGAGCATGGCCGCAGAGATTTATATGGATGAGCTGAACAAGGTCAAAGTACCGCTGGCACTCAGTTCCTATCGCTGGCCGTCGTATCATCCGGAGTTTCCATGGGATGCGTTTATGCCGCGTGTAGATGTGGCCATGCCGCAAGTCTACTGGATGCAGGCTCATAACCCAACCGCACAGCTGACCAAGTGTGTGCAAGAGTATCGCCAGCGCTGGCCGGATAAGCCGATCATCCCAACCGGGGCAGCCTACCAGGAAGCAGGCTGGCGTGCGAGCGAAGAGGAGATCGTTGCGTTTGCACAAGCAGTGCATGATCTGGGGTTGTCTGGCTATAACTTCTGGGAGTGGGCCAATGCCATGCGCTATGGCTTATGGGAGACGGTCGCCAACCTGGATGTGGAGTTGATCGAGCCTGAGCCTGTGATCGCAACTGTGGCAACTGTGAAGACCGGTCTGATTAACCTGCGTTCAGAACCCAGCGCAAAGACCAACACCAATAAGATTGGCTCGCTCTTGCGTGGGACGCAGGGCAAGATTATCGATCAGCGCGCGATGGGCAAAGAGCACTGGGTCAAGGTGCAGGTCGAGGGTTGGATCGCGGATGAGTACTACGGGTCCAAGCTGGCGGAGTTGAAGTGATGCCGATCAAACCCGGTCATCCGTGTGCTCATCGTGGCTGCCCGGCGGTGGTGCGCGATGGGCGTTACTGCCCCGAGCATGTGCAAGATGCCCAGGCCTATGATAAACAGAGGGGGGGTGCTTCTAAAAGGGGGTACGGGTCTCGCTGGCGCAGGCTACGAGCTATGGTTTTACGAATCGATCCACGTTGTGCAGATCCGTGGGGGGTACATAAGCAAACAGGGGAGGTGGTGTTGGCCACGGATGTAGACCACATTGTTCCCAAGTCAGCGGGCGGTACGGATGCGATGGACAACCTGCAACCACTATGCCATGCATGTCACAGCAAGAAGACATCGGCGGTCGATGGTGGCTTTGGCAACCAGGTCAACGTTGAAGGGATAGGGGATAGTAAATCTCTACAGCCTTTTGTAAAGAGACCGCGCGGGGAGCAAAACAAACACGACCGCGAAATGGCGGGAGGGGGGTAATGGCTGGTAGACCTCCAAAACCGACACGAATAAAGGTGCTCCAGGGCAACCCTGGCAAGCGTCCGTTGAATCAGGATGAGGCTAAGTTCGAGACAACGATGCCGAAGTGCCCGACGCATGTGAAGCGCGAGGCAAGGCGTGAATGGAAGCGCGTTTCGCAGGAGCTGTTTGACGCAGGACTGCTTGAATCAGTGGACCGGGCAGCGCTGGCGGCGTATTGCATTGCGTATGCCCGCTGGGTGGCTGCGATAAAGGAGATGGACGGCGAAAGCCTGACATTGGCTACCGAGAGCGGCTACCAGTACCCGAACCCGCTGCTATCGATTGCGAAGGCGGCCAGTGAAGAGATGCGACGGTACATGGCTGATTTTGGGATGACACCCAGTAGCCGCTCAAAGGTGACGGCTCGCAAGCAAAAAGAGGCAGATCCATTTGAAGAATGGGCGCGCAAAAAGATGACTGAAATGGACAAGCAAGGAGACCAGGCGTGAACGGGGCTGAGCGTTACATAGAGGATGTGATGAGCGGCAAGATTGTGGTATGCCGATGGGTTAAGTTAGCCGTCGAGCGGCACCTGCATGACCTGGAGCATGGGCATGAACGCGGATTGCGTTTTGATCCTGCATCTGCACAACATGTGATCGATTTTTTCCAGTTTTTGAGACACTCCAAAGGCGAATGGGCCGGGCAAGTGGTCAAGCTCGAAGATTGGCAAGAATTTATCATCTGGGTGGTGTTTGGCTGGCTGCGGGAGGATGGTACCCGGCGTTTCCGGACCTCGTATGAAGAGGTTGCGCGCAAGAACGGTAAATCCACGATTGCGGCGGGTGTGGGTTTATACCTGCTGGCTGGTGACGGAGAAGAAGGCGCTGAGGTTTACACGGCAGCCACCAAGCGCGACCAGGCAAGAATCACGCATGCGGAAGCGATCCGGATGGTGAAACGCAGCCCAAGTTTACGCAAACGGATCCGGACGTTCAAAGATAACCTCAATATCGAGGGCACAGCCAGCAAAATGGAGCCGTTAGGGCGCGATGTAGACAGTATGGATGGGCTTAATGTGCATGGCGGCATCATCGATGAGCTACACGCGCATAAAACACGGGATTTGTGGGATATTCTGGAAACCGCCACCGGCAGCCGACGACAACCATTGATGTTTTCGATCACGACAGCCGGATTTAATCGGGCATCGATCTGTTACCAGATGAACGAGTACGTTAAGAAGATTTTGGAAGGTTTTTCGAATGAAATGGGCTTCCATGACGACTCTTTCTTCGGGATCATCTTCACGCTGGACGAAGGCGACGATTGGGAAGACGAATCGGTGTGGATCAAGTCCAATCCTAACTTAAACGTGAGCAAAAAGCTGGATAATATGCGCGAAAAGGCACATAAAGCCAAAGGCATGCCCAGCGCTTTGAATGCTTTCCTGCGGTTGGAGCTCAATTTGTGGACCCAAAGCGAAACAAAGTGGGTACCAAGAGAACACTGGGACGCATGCGGCAAGGGAGTGGATGCGACCGGCTTACGCGGATCGACGGTATATGGCGGTCTGGACCTTTCGAGCACAACGGATATCAGCGCATTTTTGCTGGTAATACCACCAGAATCAATCGAGGATGACTACCAGGTGCTGTGCCGCTTCTGGTGCCCGGATGAAGCCATTCACGAACGCACTAAACGCGACCGTGTTCCATATGAAGCCTGGGTGAGGCAGGGGTTTATGACCGCCACGCCAGGCAATGTGATTGATTATGACTACATATTAGCGCAGATCGATGAGGATGCGCAGGCATATGACCTGAAAGAGATCGCATTTGACCGCTGGGGATCGACCAAGGTCATCCAGGAGATTGAAGAGCGCGAGCTGACCTGCGTACAGTTTGGACAGGGCTATGCGAGCATGTCTCCACCCATGAAAGACCTGGAAAAGTTGATTCTGGGACATAAGATCAATCACGGCAATAACCCTGTGTTGAACTGGATGGCTGACAACCTGGTCGCATTGCAGGACCCGGCGGGAAATATCAAGCCTGATAAAGAGCGCAGCCTGGAGCGCATTGATGGAATGGTGGCATTGATTATGGCACTGTCACGTGCAATTGTGCATAACGACGGCGGCAGCGTTTATGAAGAGAGAGGGATTGTAAGCCTATGAGCATAAGAACCTGGTTCCTGGAGCAATTGGGAGGAATCCCGAAGGAGGAGGCGCGCGGCGGCTGGGAAGTGGTGGTCAATGCTATGCAGGAAAACCGCGCCAATTCGGAAGGGGTGGTAACACCTGACAGCGCCTTGCGACTCTCGGCGGTATTTGCGTGCGCACGGGTGCTGGCGGAAACGTTGGCGATTGTTCCGCTGCATCATTACAAGCGCCTGGCGAATGGCGGACGAACAAATGCGGATGATCTGCCGCTTGCGCGTGTGTTGAAAAACCCGAATCCTTTTCAGACCGGATTTGAGTTTACCGAAGTGATCATGACGCACCTGGTGCTATGGGGCAACGCCTATGCACAAGTGGAATATGATGCGCGCGGGGAGGTGGTGGAATTGTGGCCACTGCTGCCACAGAACATTATCGGATCGCGGATTGATGGCGAGCGGAGATACTACCAGTATCAGGAAGAAACTGGAAAGATCAAATGGCTGAGCAGCGATATCCTGTGGCATCTGCATGGTTTGGGCAACGGACTGGATGGGTACAGCCCGATTGGTTTGATGCGGAGGGCTGTCTCGCTGGGGCTTTCAGCGGAGGAGTTTGGGAAGAGATTTTTCGATAACGACGCCAGACCTGGAATCGTTCTGGAGCATCCGGGAAAATTATCCGAAAAAGCAACCGAAAACCTGAAAAAGACGTGGAAAGAAGAGCACGAAGGAGTAAGCAAGGCGCATCGTATTCAGATACTGGAAGAAGGCATGAAGCTGCATGAGGTTGGCATTCCGCCGGAAGATGCGCAGTTCCTGGAGACGCGCAAGTTTCAGGTGACAGAGATTGCTCGAATCATGCGCGTGCCTCCGCATATGATCGCTGATCTGGAGCGGGCAACCTTCACCAATATCGAGCATCAGGGGATTGAGTTTGTGAAGTATTCTGTTTTGCCGTGGGCGAAACGGTTGGAAGAATCAATTTTCAAATATTTATACAGTGTAAAAGAAAGAGAGCTGTATTAGCCGGAGTACCTGCTGGCTGGTGTGGAGCGGGGAGATATCGCGAGCCGCTATGCCGCCTATGGAACCGGAAGGCAAAATGGGTGGCTAAGCGCAAATGATATCCGCAGGCTGGAAAACATGGACCCGATTGACGGAGGAGATGTATACCTGGTGCCGCTGAATATGGTACCGGCTGACCAGGTGCGTGCAGGAGCTCGCGGTTTGCTGCCGGAAGGTGGGCATGGAGAGACTCGCACCCAC